GTGGCCGAAGGCGCAGCCCGAGCAGAAGTCGAAGTGGCGCGAGCCGTGGGCGCCGATGAAGAAGTACTGAGGAGTGCAAGATGCCAAATCGTAGGCTAACGGCTGGCGATGTTGTGCGGGGGCTTGTCCGCTGGCTGCTTCTTTCCCGCAGGTGGCAGCCTATATGGTACGGGCGAGGAGCTGGCTGGCGGGGATCTACGCCAAGGAGTTTCATACATAGCGAGGCCAGGCGTCGGTCGGCGCGTAAGGGAGTCGAGACAAGAAAGAGGAATGCATCATGCCAAACACGGGCGAACTAGGAACTACTGGCCTCGCGGCCTTCTCGGGAACGATCCAGGAGGAGTTCCTTCGTGAGCTTCGGGGGAAGGAGGCCTTCAAGCGCTACGACGAGATGCGCCGGAACAGTCCGGTCATCGGCGCCCTCTTGCTGGCGATCGAGCAAGCCCTTCGGCCGATCGACTGGACGTTCGCCAGCGAGGAGGGCGAGAACGATCCGCGTCTGCAATTAATCAATGATGCGCGGGCCAATCTCAGCCATAGTTGGAATGACCATATCGTTGAGTGTCTGACGATGCTGCCCTTCGGCTTCTCCCTATTCGAGATCGTCTACGAGCGGGTGGGTGGTGCTTTGCTGTGGCGCAAGTTTGCCCCTCGTGGCCAGGAGACCGTCGTCCGGTGGATGTTCGACCCCGAGGGCGGGCTGTCGGGGATTCAGCAGATGGCGGCCCCGGCCTACAAGTCGGTGGAGATCCCGATCAAGAAGCTGCTGCTCTATCGGACGCGGGTGGAGCGCGGCAACCCCGAGGGGCGGAGCATTTTGCGGAATGCGTGGGTGCCCTACTACTACGCCAAGCACACGCAGCAGATCGAGGCCATTGGGATCGAGCGGGACCTGGCCGGGCTGCCCGTGATCGAGTTGCCGAAGGGGGCAGAGACCTCGGCCAATACTGCGGTGGACGACCAGCCCTCGGAGGAGACAGACTACGGGCGCGCCCATGCCATCGTGCGGAACATCCGAAACGACGAGCAGGCTGGGGTCGTTCTTCCCTCGGGGTGGGTGCTGAAACTCCTCTCGACGGGTGGGACGCGACAGTTCGACACCGACAAGACGATCAACCGCTACGAGTCCCGGATGCTCATGTCCTGCCTGGCGCAGTTCCTGATGCTGGGCCAGGAGAACGTCGGGAGCCTGGCGCTGTCGCGGGACCAGACCGACTTCTTCGCCATGTCGGTGAACGCCACGGCGTCGGTCGTCTCCGAGACCTTCACCAAGTACGCCGTCGCCCGCCTTCTGCGGCTGAACGGCTACGACCCTGAGGGTGTGACGCTGAAGCATGAGCTGGCCGGCGACGTGAGCATGGAGAAGATTGCAGCCTTCCTGCAGCAGGTGGGCTCGATGGTTACCTGGACGCCGGCCGACGAGGTGTGGCTGCGCGAGCTGGCCAACCTGCCGGCGAGGACCGAGGAGGAGCTGGGTGCCGAGAAGGAAAAGCGCCGGGCTTTCGCCGCGGCCGCGTTCGGGCAGAGACCGAAGCCGGACGAGAAGGACGACGACGAGGAGAAAGGCCCGCCCAAGAAGGGGGACGAGGCCGAGTCCGAGGAGTTGGGGCTGACCTACTACCGGGTGAAGAACGCGCCGGACGACGATGAGCGGCGCGCGTACGAGAAGAAGTGGACCCGTGCGCTGACCAAGGCGTTCGGGAAGATGCGCGAGCGTGTGCTCAAGGGAGCAAGGAGTTTGAGATGACGCGCTTGGGCCGACCTCCTAAGCCTCATCCCCTTACCTTGCCCGTCTCGTTTGGTGCCACGCGGGAATTGCGCATGGCCCTCATGGCCGAAGCCAAGAAGCGGGGGGTAACACTGTCGGCCATGCTTCGAGAGGCCGCGGAGAAACTGGTGAATGCCTGACAGCCCCCTCTCCCCCGGCTTCTGGGACGACATAGACGACCTCCTGTGGGAGGCGCTGGGGCCGCTCGCCATCGAGGCCCTGACGGCCGGCGGAGAGGGGGGGGCCGCGCTGCTTCCTGGGGGCGTGGAGGCGCTGATCGACTGGGACGGGTTCAACCAGAACGCCATCGACTTCCTGCGCGGCTACCGCTTTGAGCTCATCAAGGGGATCACCGAGATGACGCGGGACCAGACCCAGCAAGTGCTCAACGACTGGATCACCAGCGGGGAGCCCATGTCGGTCCTTGAGGCGCGGCTTGAACCACTGTTCGGAGAGGTCAGGGCTTCGTCGATCGCAGAGACGGAGGTCACGCGCATCTTCCAGCAGGGCAATTCGATGGCGTGGAAGTCGACCAACCTTGTACGGACGGCTGTCTTCCACACGGCGCAGGATGACAGGGTATGTCCGATCTGCGAGCCGCTGGAAGGCGAGGAGTTCGTGATTGGAGACCCCGACTTCGAACCCCCACGTCATACCCGGTGCCGTTGCTGGAGCACACCGGGCGAAGTGTCCGAGGAGATGCTGGACCAGGCGCTGGAAGGGATACTCGAATCGTGAAGACCACCATCGAAGTCCACGGGCTCGATGAGCTGCACGCCCGCTTCCGCCGCTTCCCCGAGAAGTACACGAAGGCCGTGGCCAAGACGCTGGAGGCCGCCCTGCTCATTCTTCAGGGGTCGGTGCCGAAGTACCCGCGGCCGCCGGCGGGGAGCAAGTACCGGCGCACGGGATTACTGGGGCGATCGCTGGGAGCCTCCGAGGCCGGGAGCAAGATGGGGAAGCCCGACATCTCAGAGACGAGGAGGGCCCACGGTTACCAGGAGGCCCACTTCGGGACGCGGCTGAAGTACGCCGAACACGTCGTCGGGGACTATGCCGCGCAACAGTCGAGTCGGATGCGGCATTGGTGGACCGTGCCGCAGGACGTGGTGCGACGTGCAACCGACAAGATCAACAAGGCGTTCGAGAGGCTCGGCATCGCGCTGGCCAAGTACCTGGACAAGGGGACCACTCCATGACCCGGGTTCTCATCACGGGCGGGTGTGGCTTCTTCGGCCACCACCTGGTGGAGCACGTCCTCAAGAACACCGACTGGGAGGTTGTCGTCCTTGATCGCCTGAGCTATTCCTCTCGCGGCTTCGATCGCCTTCGGGACATCGAGGCGTTCGACGATCGGCGTGTCCACGTCCTTACCCACGACCTGACGCTCCCCATTGTGGACGGCATGGCCCAGGAGATCGGCCGGGTAGACGTGATCGTCCATGCTGCGGCCGAGACGCATGTCGATCGGAGCATCGAGGATGCCCGCCCGTTCGTCATGGCCAATGTTCTGGGGACGCTGAACATCCTGGAGTTCGCCAGGACCTGCGACCGGCTGCAGCAGCTCGTCTACTTCTCAACCGACGAGGTCTTCGGGCCGGCGCCGAACGGCGTAAGGCACAAGGAATGGGACCGCTACAACTGCACTAACCCTTACGCTGCGACCAAGGCCAGCGGGGAGGAACTGGCGATGGCCTTCGCCAACACGTACTCGATCCCAGTCTTGGCCTCGCACACGATGAACATGATCGGGGAGAGACAGGACCCCGAGAAGTTCGTCCCGCTGGTGGTGCGGAAGGTGCTGGCTGGCGAGGTTGTGACCATCCATGCCGATCCTACGTGCGCGCGCGCGGGTAGCCGGTTCTACATTCACTGCCGCAACGTGGCCGACGCGCTCCTATTCCTGATCGCCCGTGCCCCGTTCGATCGGGGAAAGATAAACATCGTCGGGGAGAAGGAAGTCGACAACCTGACATTGGCCCAGATGATCGCAGGCTTCGTTGGAAAGCCCCTGCACTACCAGATGACGGACTTCCATTCGAGCAGGCCCGGGCACGACCTCCGCTACGCTCTCGACGGAGATTTGCTGGCCGCGCATGGATGGCACCCGCCCAATACGTTCGAGGCCTCGCTGGAGAAGACTGTCCGATGGACGTTGGAGAATCCTCGATGGCTGGAGAGACCATGACGGGACGCAACGGCCGATCGGTCTGGCGAGACCTGAGATGCGGCGGCAAGGACTGTGGGCGCCAACTGGCGCGGGGCTACCTGATGACCGGATCGCGCCTCCAGATACGTTGTCCCTCGTGTGGACGCATGAACTCGTTCCGGTTGGTGGGCGGTGCGCTCGAAGAATTGGCCCTTGACACACCCGGGCAGACGGGTACAATCCCAGCAACCGAATAGCCCGCCTCCGTGAACTGGCCGGGGGCTGAAGAGCGCGAAATTAGCGCCTGGATGGGGATGCGCCCCTGACGGGCGCTTTTTTGTTTTCCCTGCGGAGACGGATGAGCGCGACACCGATGTTCATGCTCGATCAGTTCGTGGCCACGCAGCCGGGCGAGCCCTTTCGTCTGTTCCCCTTCGGCAACTTCGTCAAGGGCGGGGAGAAGCACACGATCACCCCCGAGGTCGCATCGAAGTTCGTGCTGCCCGACTTCAAGCCTCCGATCAAGCTGGGGTCCCACGACGACGAGACCCCCGCCGGCGGATGGATTGTCGGGCTTGAGGTTCGCGTCGATGGCCTCTACGCCATCCCCGAATACTCCCCCGAGGGCGCAAAGGCCCTGGCTGATGGGGACTACCGCTACCAGTCGCCGGAGGTGCTATGGGATGGCGCGATTGAAGGACCGAATGGTCAATGGATCAAGGGGCCAATGATCCTTGGAGACGCACTTCTTCACACCCCACACCTTGGCGAGCAAGCGGCCCTGTTCGCCGTCGAGACCAAGAATGGAGACGAACCAATGACGGAAACAGTCACCGTCCCGGCCGACCTGTGGAGCAAGGCGATGGGATTCCTGTTCCCCCACAAGGACGAGCCAGATCCGGCCCCCAAGCCGCCGGAAGAGACCGAGGTTTACAAGCTGGTGGTCGCCGAGCGAGAGGCCCTCAAGGCGGCTCTGGGCGCCGTCGAGACCGAAGCCACCCGCAAGGAGTCGATCGCCGCGTTGGTCGCCGAGCTCCAGAACAAGGAGAAGTTCGGCATGGTGTACGTCGAGTTGAAGGGCGCCGAAGAGGCGGCCTCGATGATGAGCTCGATGTCGCCTGAGCAGCGCGAATGGTGCATGAGGAACTTCTCAGCGCTGGCGCTGCAGGCCTCCGCCATCACCACAGAAGTCGGCACCCCGGGCGGGAACGAAGGCACCAGCGCGCAGCAGTTCCATGCGCTGGTGCAGGCCCGCGAGAAGGAAAAGGGAATCGCCTACCCCGCGGCCTACGAGATGGTCAAGAACGAGAACCCCGATCTGTTCGTTGCGGCCTTCAGCCGCCAGAAGAAGGAGTCGTAACCCATGACGTCCCATGCCCATTTCCTCACTCTTCCTGGTCTGGTCGCCTCGGCCGCCATCGCCCAGTATTCCTCGGTGAAGCTGGCGTCGACCGCTGGCCAGGTCAAGATCTGCTCGGCGGTCGCCGATGAGTGCATCGGCGTGATCCAGAACGATCCAGCAGCCGCTGGCGACCCCGCCGAGGTTGCATTCCTCGGACTGGCAAAGGCCCTGGTCGAGGCGTCGGTTGCGGCCGGCGATTTCCTCGGGCCGTCCGTCACCGGGCGCCTGAAGGCCGTAACCGGAGACAACAGCTCGATCATCGGATACGCCATCGAAGGCGCATCGGCTACGGCCGGTGACATCTTCGCCGTCGCGCTCACCGGCCCTGCCCGGTACTAGGAGAGTGATCTATGCCACTTCCAACCATCCTTGACGTTCAGGCGGTTGATCCCGTCCTGACCAACCTGCTCGTTGGGTACATGCAGGAGCAGACGCGCTTCGTCGCCAGCCGGGTCTTCCCTCCGGTCCTGGTCGATAAGAAGTCCGGCACCTTCTACGTCTTCACCAAGAAGTACTGGTTCCTGGACGAGGTGAAGCAGCGGGCCGCCGGTGACTCCTTCCGGCGCGGCGGGTACGGTGTGGGAACCGACACCTACAAGACCCTCCTGTGGGGCCTTGAGCACCCGATGGCCGACGAGACCCGCGACGACAGCCAGGTGCCCATGAGCCTGGAAGAGGCCGGCCTGCGCTGGCTGGCGACCCAGTCGCTGATCCGCAAGGAGCGCGCCTTCGCCACCGACTTCATGGTGGTCTCGGTCTGGGGCACGGATGACAACAACTCCGCGACCGACTGGGACGACTTCGCCTCCGGTGATCCGGCGGCCAACGTGAAGACGGCGCAGCGCACGATCCTGACCAACACCGGCATGCTGCCGAACACGATGGTCTGCGGCCGGATCGTCGACGATGCGCTGACCCTGCACCCCGACATCCTGGACCGGATCAAGTACACCCAGGCCGCGACCGATGCGGCAATC